TGTCTGTTGCGTATTCTCAAGCCCAAAAACAAAGATATAGAGTGACACTGGAACTTGATGTTCTGAATGATTTTGATCCACATCAATTAGACTGGGAAAAGTTATTTGAGCTAGAACCTGCAGAAAATTGTGAGGTATATGTTGAGGATCTCAGTCGGCCTGAAAGATGGTAAATTGTATAAATAGAATTGTAGAATCACAGTGAAGAAACTTAAGACTTAATTATTATACAGTTCTTTCCCATAGGAGCACAACAGACGGCTTTGCCCGGTGAGATAAGTCTTCTAACAGTGGATAAAAAGAACTCCCTGTATGATAAGTCTTAAGTTACTCAGACTGAATGATTCTAAAATTCAAATGAGTTGAGTGATACATCGTGGTATCATTAAACTTAAACTTTTGTTATAAAAAGAGGGAGTTAGGACGCGGTCTCCGGCGCAATAAAATCGTCAAGTCTCAACAACTTGGAAATATATAAAGAGTGAGTTTACTTCAATAAGATCTTAAATAAAAGAGTCGGATTCCGATAATAGTTTCTTGTATGCTTTTGAAATTATCGATGTAATTCGAAGGTTTTTTAGTATCTATAAATTTAAGGCCATATAAGGTTCTTTATACTAATAGGGCCCCCGAAAGTGTCCCTATAGTATGACCACTCAATCAACCAACATGCGTAAGATCGAATCTCAAATCATTGCCGCAATCAAAGGCAACAAGAATCTGAAAGTTTCGAACAGCGAAGTTATCTCATGCACCAATTCAAGTGATGTTTATCTGCACGGTAATTTGATTGCTCGAATTGGTGAAACCTGGATCGAATTGTTTGATGGTGGTTGGCAAACAAGAACTACAAAGTCTCGCCTGAATGCACTTCTCTCTGCATTTGGTATGGATGGAGAGCGTATCTTTCAGAAGAAAGGTGAGTGGTTTCTTAACTATGAAGGAGCTCCGATTCCTTTCTTCTCAGGTATGCGTCTGGCATGATACAAATCCAATGACAACTAACAACACTCTGGCAAATCTTCGCGATCGCGTGAACCAGTTAATTGAGTATCAGGGGGAAGATGCTCCCTGTGCTGCGTTTATCTTCACTCATGATGATGTCTTCACTTGGAAAGAAGAAGATGGAGATCAGATACCTGTGAATCGTGAAGTTGCATTCGAAGTTCTCAACAGCATCGAGGAAGATTATGATTACCTTTATAATGAAATCTTCGATTGTATTGATAGAGAATTGCGTGAGCGGGGTTTAGTGGGCAAATGATGCAATTCCAAGTTACTAACATTGAGTTTGATTTTAAAGATTCTTTTGGTACAATTTCTTCTCAACTTCAAGAAGAAATTGTGAATGAAACTTTAGGACAGATCTGGGAAGCATGTGATGAAGAAGATCTAATTGAAGAAATCACATGTGCAACCGGTTGGTGTATTAAATTCATTGATTATCGTGAAGTTCTTGTAAGTCTGTAATAAGTTTACTGGGCTTCTGAAACTGTCTCTATAGTATGAACAATCAACCTCAAACTCAAAATGTGATACTTGAGAGACAATCTCACGAAAATTGACACCGTGAGTGCTTATGTGTTATAATCAGTGTTCTGGCAGTGTTTATGCGGTTTGTTGATGCCTTTGCGGGCGGCGTTACTTATATAAAAACGCATCACTACCCTAACCTACAGAGGTGACAAATCGACCTCTAAATATCACACAGAAAAAAAAAAATCCCCAGAAAAAAAAATCCCCAGAAAAAAAATCCCCAGGAAAAAATAAGATGTATTACCCTCGCAAAAGAAGACCATACTGGAACTTCTTTAGAGTTGTGCTTGCTGGATGGATGATTCGTTATCCAAAACAAACAATATTCATTCCTCTTGGATTTTTATTAGTCATGATATATAATATTGTTGTGAAATAAAATCACAAAAAAAAATTTCCCGGAAAAAAATAATGCATAATACCGAAAAAATATATCACATATATGCAAAGAATAAATGTTTATTTCACTCAATTAAAGAAGAAGATTTTGATACGATATGGAATACTATAAGAGGAATGATAAGTCTGATTCAAACTGATTATAGTCTTCAAGATTTGTCATATGAAGAATTGCATTTAAATCGAGAAGCATTATTAAATTCTTCTCATTGACAATACATATATAGACTGTTAAAATTGAAATGAAAGGAGAATTAAATTTTTATGGCAAAAGGATTCACTGTTAAAGCTGCGGCACCAAGAGCATCATCATCAACAGAAGATTGGAATTATGATGCGATTAAAGAAAGAATGAAAGGAAAGAGTATTGTTTTCTGTCTTCCAGGTCGTGGATGTTCTTATATTTTTCTCAAGGCATTTGTACAACTTTGTTTTGATATTGTACAAAATGGAATGAGTATTCAAATCTCACAAGATTACTCATCAATGGTAAACTTTGCACGTTGTAAATGTTTAGGTGCAAATGTATTACGTGGACCAAAACAAATTCCTTGGGATGGTAAATTAAATTACGATTATCAATTGTGGATTGACTCGGATATTGTCTTTGACACAAATAAGTTTTGGCAACTTTGTGATATGGCATTGAATGCAGAAGGTGAAGAAAAGGAAATTGTAGGTGGTTGGTATGCAACAGAAGATGGTCAGACAACATCTGTCGCACATTGGTTAGAAGAAGATGACTTCCGCAAAAATGGTGGTGTCATGAATCATGAAACTGTAGAAAGTATCTCAAAACGTCGTAAGCCCTTTACAGTTGATTATACTGGATTTGGTTGGGTACTAATTAAAAAAGGCGTATTTGAAAGTCTTGAGTATCCTTGGTTTGCTCCAAAGATGCAAGTTTTTGAGTCTGGTGCGGTTCAGGACATGTGTGGCGAGGATGTCTCATTTTGTCTTGATGCAATGGAAAAAGGTTTTCAAATTTGGTGCGATCCAAGAATTCGTGTTGGGCACGAAAAAACAAGAATTATTTGATATCAAAGTAATCTCATATGTCAAATCGTAAATCACTGATTGGATCAGAAGAAGTTGAATCTCATCCCAAAAAAAATACTCGACAGGGAAATGGGAAACACACAAAATATTCTGCAACTAGCAGAAATAATGCACGAAAACCTCTTAGAGGGCAAGGTAAATAATCTTTCAAGGCACCTCTTCTTTGAGGTTCCTTTGATTATTTTATAAGATCTTATAAGTGCTTTATAGGGACATTATAGGAACCTTATAAGGTTTTTGTCGTTCGTTCGCCTCTCGCTTGAAGAAAATTTAAATGACAAAAAGATGAATTGAATAAAACTATTTTTAAATCAGGAGCGTTAAAAAAACTCGTAAAAGAATCTCAGTTCTTAGATTATTCAGTATAACCTCTCATAATGGTAAATAGTTAAAATAAAAATAATTACATGTCTTGTTTAATTGCTAATCTTCCTTCACAAGAAGTCTGGGTTCGTAAAGAATATTTAACTGATCATCAAAGTGGATGGGGTGAATTTGTTAAAGGTGTTTGGGTATCGGCTAAATCAATACCCGGACGTGTTTTTTATTTTGAGACATATTTACCAGAGTATGCTGCAATGTATGATAAACTACCAATTAGTGCCTTTGTAGCACGTCCTAAGACACCTATTCCTGACTTAGACCTACCTAACCTACAATTCTGGAATTGTATGGATTATGGAGTCGTTGCAGTTCAAAAACAGTTTATTGGATCTATGGATTATGAATGTTATACACGCGACTTTGGAACTCAAAGAGGTGTATATATTTGTACTTTAGACAATTATCATCAAGATCCTGATGTAATTGATTATGCAACGAGTGAAAATCCAGCAGAACACAAGTCACATAATCTGATTGAGTTGCAAAATGGTCAATTTGCACTCTACCCTAACAATAGAATACGCATCTATGACAACAGTTTGACTCCTAAGGAACCAAAAACACCCGATTTTAAGGTCTCTACACGCTACTATCAGGTTGAAAGTGGTTATGAGCGACTTGGAATTGGTTATGAAGATGAATATTTTTGGAAAACGGCACAAGAACGGGATAGAAACCCCGTAAAAAGTTCTGTTTTAACCAATCAGGAGCAAAAAAATGGGAAAACCTTCGGATAGAAATCAAAATTATATGAAAAAAATGTGGGGAACTACAAAATTAATCACAGATTATTCAGTAACACCTCCAAAAATGCTTCGTGAAATTGCAAATGACAATTTAACGCCAAAAAAACACGATTTTTTGACTCAAAATGAACTTCACAAAAAAATTCGTAACGATGAAGATTATGATGATTGGGAATATGGAACAGAGCCTCTTTATGAGTCAAAAAAACTATAATAAATAAGATAGATTTAGAGCATTAAATGCCTTTAGAGCGAATTAGTCAAGGTTTTAAAGACATCAGTATGTCTTTTCAGGCAAATCCCCTGAATCTAGATCTAATTGCTTTGAAAAATGAGAATGCAATTGCTCGTTCAATTCGTAATATTGTATTTACTCTTCCAGGAGAGAAATTTTTTGACTCGAATTTTGGATCTCGAATTTCAGATTCTCTTTTTGAAAATATAGATGAAATTTCCGCATCGATCATTCAAGATGAAATAAGAAATTCAATTACAAACTATGAACCACGAGTTGAATTAATTGATGTTCAGACAACTCCTAATTATGATAATACAACATTTGATGTTTTGATTCAATATCGAATTATTGGTGCTGATGTGTTGCCACAGCAACTTGAATTTGTTTTGCAACCTACTCGGTAATTAGGTAAATGCCATTAGTCAATTTTACAAATCTGGATTTTGATCAGATTAAAACAACTCTTAAAAATTATTTAAAGTCAAATTCTAATTTTACGGATTATGACTTTGAGGGGTCTAATCTCTCAACAATTCTTGATGTTTTGGCATATAATACCTATATCACTTCATATAATGCAAATATGGTTGCAAATGAAGTTTTTATTGATAGTGCAACACTCAGAGAAAATGTTGTTTCTCTTGCAAGAAATATTGGATATGTTCCAAGATCAAGAAAGGCAGCAACATCAACAGTCAGTTTTTTTGTAGATACTTCGAACATTACTCCACCTCCAGTATCACTTACTTTACATAAGGGCCCAATTGCGAGTACTTCAGGATCTTTCGGTAATCAATCATTTGTATTTTCAATACTTGAAGATATTACTGTATCAGTTTTTAATAACATTGCATCATTCGATGAAATTCAAATTTATGAAGGAGTTTTATTAACAAGTGATTTTACATATAATCCTAGAAATCCAAATCAGAAGTATATTCTTCCAAACTCTGGAATTGATACTGATTTAATTTCTGTTATTGTGAGGCCAAATCAAACTTCTACAATATCAGTTAAATATAACCTTCAAAATAGTTTATTTAATGTAAATTCAGAATCTGAAGTTTATTATATTCAAGAAATTGAAGACGAGAGATATGAATTAATTTTTGGTGATGGTGTTTTTGGAAAAGCACTAGAAGATGGAAATTATATTCAGGTTTCATATATCACATCAAATGGTGATAGTGGAAATGGAATCAGTCAATTTACATTTTCGGGAAGACTTTCATATACTCGAAATTCAATTACATATAATATAACCTCAGGAATTTCTTTACTCTCAACAGGATTAATATCTTCTGGTGGAGAATCTATTGAACCAGTAGAATCGATTCGTAAATTTGCTCCTAGAATTTATGCAACGCAAAATCGAGCACTTACCTCAAATGATTATGAAACGTTAATTCCTGCAAAAATTTATTCAGAAACTGAGTCAATTTCTGTATTTGGTGGAGAGGAACTCATTCCTCCACAATATGGAAAAGTTTTTATTAGTATTAAACCAAGAACCGGTGATTTTATACCTAATTTAATTAAAGAAAATATCAAAACAAAGTTGAAGCAATATGCAGTTGCAGGAATTGTTCCAGAAATTTTAGATTTAAAGTACCTATATCTAGAGGTAATTTCAAAAATTTATTATAATTCAAATTTAGCACCAAGTTCATCCAGTGTATCAAGTATAATTCAATCAAATGCTCTTAAATATGCAGAGTCATCAGAACTTAACAAATATGGTGCTAGATTTAAATATAGTAAATTTTTAAAAATTATTGATGATAGTCACGATTCAGTAACATCAAATATTACAATAATTCAAATGAGAAGAGACTTACGAGTAGTCTTAAATTCTTTTGCTGAATATTCAATTGGATTTGGAAACGAATTTCATATTAATAGTATGAATGGACATAATATTAAATCGACAGCATTTAAAATATCTGAAATTTCTGAGGAAGTTTATATGTCTGATATTCCAGATACCAATCGAAATACTGGATCAATATTTATTTTTACACTTCCTAACGTATCTTCTTTAAAACCAACAATTGTAAAAAGAGGAATTGGAATAATTGATTATATGAAGGGGATTATTAGATTAAATCCAATTAAGATTACATCTGCAAAAGTTAAAGATGGCCAACCAATAATACAAATTTCAGCAAATCCACATTCAAATGATGTAATTGGAGTGCAGGATTTATATTTGAAACTAGATATCAGTAGCAGTATATTTGAAATGGTAATTGATAAAATTTCATCTGGTTTAGATCCATCAGCATCAAACTATATTGTATCTTCAAGTTATAGTAATGGGAATTTGGTAAGAGCATCTGGTTTAGATTCATCAACATCAAACTCTAATGTAACTTCAAGTTCTGGAGCATCAAACAATAATGTAACTCCAAGTTTTAGTAGTTCTAGTAGTTCTAGTAGTTCTAGTAGTTCTAGTAGCGGGAATTCATATTAAGCATAAAAATGAAAGAAAAAAGAATTCAATTTAACAATATTGTTAAAAATCAACTTCCAAATTATGTAATAGAAGAATTTCCGTTAATTTCTGAATTTTTATCACAATATTATGTTTCTCAAGAGTTTAAAGGAGCTCCTGCAGATTTAATTCAAAATATTGATAGGTATATCAATGTTGATGAAATAACTAAACAAGCAGACTCAACGATTCTTGGACCAAGTATTTCTTTTTTTGATACGGAAATTTTTGTAGATTTAAGTGATAAGGCAACAGAGGGATTTCCAGATTCTTACGGAATTTTGCAAATTGATGACGAAATTATCGCATATACAAAAAAAACACCAAATTCTTTTACTGGATGTATTAGAGGATTTTCTGGAGTTACATCATTTACGAAACAAAATCATCCAGATCAATTAGTTTTTGCAGAAAGTGAGGTAGCAGAACATACCTCAGGAGCAGTAATTAAAAATTTAAGCTCTTTATTTTTAAAAGAATTTTTACTCAAAATCAAATATCAATTACTACCAGGACTTGAAAACAGAACTTTGAGTTCAAATATCAACCAATCTCTCTTTATTAAACAAGCAAAGGATTTTTATTTAAGTAAGGGAACTGATGAGTCATTTAAAATTTTATTTAATGCACTGTATGGAGAAAGAGCAGTTATTATTCGTCCTAAAGATTCTTTGTTTCGACCATCAGATGCAAATTATCAAATTACAGACGATTTAGTTGTAGAAAGTATTGAAGGAAATCCCTTAAATTTGATAAATGCAACATTATTTCAAGACGAATATTATGATATTTCAAAAGCATATGCACCAATTACAAATGTAGAGATTATAAATTCTGGAATAGGAAAAACTTATTATAAATTAAGTTTAGATTCTAATTACAGCCGTGATATTAGAGTAAGAGGTGCAATATATGGTAATTTTTCGGTTCATTCAAAAACAAGGTTAATTGAGTCTGTTTCTACAGGAACTACAACATTATCAGTAGATTCTACAATCGGATTTCCACAAAGTGGAAATCTTTCAGTAATTTACGATGATAATACTGTGGGAGTGATATCATATTCAAACAAATCATTCACACAATTTTTTGATTGTTCTGAAATACTGGGAACTATTAAAGATAAATCTGAAGTTGGAATTGACACGTATGCATATGCAAATGTATCGGACGAATTAATTAAAGTAAGAATTAATTCTGTTATTAAATCATGCTCAATCGAAGATAGCACTCGATATTATCATGTCGGAGACACCGCACAAATAAAAACTCTTGGAGTTGATGTTGATGATTATCTCTTTAATAACTGGTTTTTAAATATTGCATCATCCTACGAAATTGAAATTGATTCAATAATTTTACAAAATACATTTGATTATACTTACAATATTGTTGTTAAGACTCCACACATTTTTAAAATCGGAGATTCAGTTAAAATTTTAAATTCCAGTGGAAGTGAAAAAGTATCAACAATTACAAATGTAAGTTCTTCTACGTCGTTTTCAATTTCTGGTCAGGGAATTCTTTCAAAAGATCAATATATTATAAGAAGAAATTTATTAAAAACAAAATCAAATACTTTTCAAAACTTATCAAATATAAATTCAAATATTCAAAACTTATATAAATTAAATGAAAAATTATTAGTTGCCTCTCCATCTTTACCAACATATTATAATCAACCTTTAAATTTATACAATAAATCTATAATATTTTCTGGAACTTTTCCTTCATCTGGAATCGGATCAACTAACATATTTAATATAACTTCTACAAGAGATCACGGATTTTACACTGGAGATATTGTTTATTATACTCCTCCTACTTCTACAAACTCTCTTTTTGATGAAGGAATTTATTATGTTAAAAGAATCGATCAAAACAATATTCAATTTGCAAAGAGTAAAGATAGTATATATTATTCAAATTTTGAATATGTAAGTGATTCAACAACAGTATCTGACAATAAAATAGAACTTTATGATTTTAAATCAAAAACACTTCTTTCTCAAAAATTATTAAGAGAAGTATGTCCTCCAATCAACGATGGAAATATATATCCAACCAATTCTGGATTCACTGGAATATTAATTAATGGTGTTGAAATATTAAATTATAAGTCATCTGATTTAGTTTATTATGGAAAACTTAAAAATATCGATGTAATCTCACCAGGATCTGGATACGATGTAATTACTCCCCCAACCTTGATCATATCCGATGCTGTTGGATATGGAGCTACTGGGTATTGTGCAGTAAGAGGATTTTTATCTGAGATTAGAATTATTGACCCTGGATTTGACTATCAAAGCACTCCAATTGTAAACATAACTGGTGGAAATGGTTTTGGTGCAAGTGCCAGTGTCAATATGAAACTCATTGATCACGAGGCATCATTTAATTCTGAGAGTCAATCTGCTCTTGTAGGAATTGGAAGCACAGTTTCAACAATTGGATTTGGAACCTATCATAAATTTAGAAACTCTGAAAGAGTTCTCTATAGAACATATGGACAAACTGGAGTTGGAGGTCTTTCGACAGATTCTTCATACTACGTATCTACAATTTCTCCATATGTAATTAAACTACACAAAACATTAGACGATGCGGTTTCTGGAATCAATACTGTTGTTTTATCTTCATACGGAGTTGGAAATCATACTCTTCAATCATATAACAAAAAATCAGTAGTTGGTTCAATTAACATTATCAATACTGGAAGTGGATATGAAAATAAAAAAAGAACCGTATTATCATCAGGAATTAACACCGCTTTAAGTATCGTTGAAATTCAAAATCATGATTATAAGTCAGGAGAAATTGTAACCTACAATGTTGATGGAACTTTAATTAGTGGTCTCACAACAAACACTTCTTATTATGTCACAACAGTTGATAATAATAAATTTAGATTGTCTCAAGTAGGTGTAGGATCTACAAATCAAGATTTATATTATCGAACAAAGCAATTTGTTATTTTTAATTCTACTGGATCTGGAACACATATTTTTAATTATCCAGAAATTAATGTTGAAATTGTTGGAGATGTTGGAATTTCTTCAGTAGGATCGGAAACTTTTAAATCAATAATTAAACCAATATTTAGAGGTCAAATTACTTCCGTACATTTATCAGATAACGGAATTGGATATGGATCTTCAGAAATATTAAACTATAATCGTCAACCAAATATAATATTAGATAGTGGTTCAAATGCACAATTAACTCCAATTATTGAAAATGGAAAAATTGTTGATGTAATTATTAATAAATCTGGTATAAATTATTCTACTCCAAATATCTTTATTACTGGAAGTGGATCTGGTGCATCCGTAACTCCAATAGTTCAAAATGGATCTATAACTTCAGTTAAAATTATTAATGGTGGAATTGGATATTCTCAAAGATCAACCTTTATCTCTATTACATCTCCAGGATCCTCCTGTAAATTTGATTCAAAAATACAAACCTGGAGAGTAAACTTATTTGAAAAATATTTTAATAATATCTCTGATGATGATGGAATTTTATCTAATGGAATAAACAAAAATTATCAATTAGAATATTCTCATTTATATGCCCCAAGAAAACTAAGAGAAATAATTTATTCTGTAAACCAAAACGGAGAAATTTTATATGGGAGTCCAGATCTCATAAAGGTTAATAATGAAGAACAATTAAACTCAAAACATTCTCCTATTATTGGTTGGGCTTATGATGGAAACCCAATTTATGGTCCTTATGGGTACATAACCAGACAAGGAGGAATAGTTTCTCCTATGAAATCTGGATACGAATTAAATTCCTCACAACAAAGACCAAATTTCCCACTTGGTTTTTTTGTAGAAGATTATGTATGCTCTAAAAAAAGTGATGAAACAGTTCTTGATGAAAATAATGGAAGATTCTGCGTTACTCCAGAATATCCTAATGGAACGTATGCATATTTTGCAACTATTAATAATATTTCTGTTGATAATTCAGGTCCTTTTAAAAATTATAGAAGACCAGTATTTCCATATCTAATTGGAAATAACTTTAAATCAATTCCAAATGAATTTAATTTCAAGGTTGCATCAAATCAAGATGATTTTAATATAAACGAAACATCTTGGTTGAGGTTTACAACTCCTTACAACATTATTAATAAAACTGCATCATATCCATACTTATCAACTCCAAATAACTTAAATCAAACGGTTGATGTTGAATTTGCAATGCCAGGATCAATTGAAAGTGTTGGAATTGATAGTGGTGGAGATGGTTATAAAATAAATGATTCTATCGTATTCGATAATAGTGATACAAATGGGAGTGGTGCTGATGCAAAAGTTTCTAGAATAAAAGGAAAATCTGTAACTCTAGTTAGCACTGCAACGAGTACAATTAGTAATGCAGAGTTTTTCTCTGGTGAAGAAAAAAATTCTTTTACAATATACACAGAAAATCCTCATAATTTAAATAATAATGATGTAATTAGTGTTTCTGGATTAAACACAACATCAACATCTTTACAATTAAGTTCGTATATTATCGGTATTACAACATCCAATATTCTTTCACTTAATGTAGGAGTCGATACTGCTGGTGCAACTGGAATTGTTACTTATTTTTATGTTACAGGAAATTTAAGTCCAACAAATATCCGTGAAAACGATATTTTTACAATATCGACAGAAAGAGTAAAAATATTAAATGTCGATTCTTTTAATTCAAGAATTAGAATTTTAAGGCAAATTGATAATACAGTTGGTGTTTCACATACTGCAACGGAAATTTTATATGAAAACCCAAGAAAATTAAAAATTATTACTGGAATTACCACTTCATATGCTTATAAATTAAATCGTCAAATATACTTCAATCCCTCAGACTCTGTTGGGCTTGGGACTATTGCCGGAGTTGGAATTGGAACTACTCTTACATTATCAAATCCTGGAGCAGGAATAACTCAGATTTTTATTCCAACAAAGACAATTTATCTTCCGAATCATAAATTAGAAACTGGAGACATACTAACATACTCTCCAAATACCGGATCTTCAATTGGCGTTTCTACAAATGGTATTTCTACGTCTGTTACTCTTACAAATCAATCTCAAGTTTTTGTTGCAAAAATATCGGAAGACTTAATCGGTATTTCAACAATAAAGGTTGGATTAGGGTCTACAGGAGTTTTTGTTGGAATTGCTTCTACAACAAATGGATTAAGCACTCTTTTCTTCACAGGAATTGGAACGGGAACATATCATAGTTTTAAAACAAATTATGATTCAATCACTGGAAAAATTTCTAGAAATTTAGTCACAGTTTCTACCTCACAAACTCACGGTTTAACAACAGAAGATTCTGTTTTTATTTCAATAAATCCGTCTATTAGCACAACATTTTCTGTGAAATATAATGACCATAATAGAAGAGTGGTTATTAATTCTAAAGATTTTATCTCTGCAGGAGTAAATACATCTACAAACACTATCAGTATTGCTAATCACGGATTTCTTAACGGACAAAAAATTATTCACATTTCAAGTTCTCCATCTGGAGGACTCCAAAATAATCGAATTTATTATGTGGTGATTGTAGATAGTGATACTTTTAAACTTTCAAACACTTACTATAGTGCGACAAGTTTGATTCCAGAAATTGTTGAAATCACTAGTGCATCAAATGGCACTTTATCTCCAGTTAATCCGGCAATTAAGTTATATAAAAATTCTACTATAACATTTGATCTCTCAGATTCCTCATTATCATATATAAAACAATCTACGTTATATCCAGCATTTGAATTTAAATTATATAAAGATTTCAATTTTATCGAAGAATTTAATACTTCAAAAACTTCTAATATTTTTGAAGTTCAAAAAACAGGAATAATTGGTGTAACTACAACTGCAAAAATAGTATTAAATATAAATGACAATACTCCAGAAAAATTATATTATAATCTTATTCCAATATATGATAATAATACTCCACAAATAAAAAGAGAAGTTGTCATTGATACTTTCGTTCAAGACTATAATGAACTTCAAATTGAAAATAGTGAATATAATGGAGAATATAATATTTCTATTGCAACACCAAGTTCTTTTACTTATAATTTAAAACAATCTCCAGAATCTGTTTCATATGCATCCTCAACCTCATCTATAACATATGAAACAACATCATCTTCAGCATTTGGACCGATTGCAAAATTTAAAATACGAAATAAAGGAAAAAACTATTATTCATTACCGGGAGTTGCAACAATTACCAGTGCATTTGGAACAAATGCGATTGTAGAAGTTTTTAGTTCTAGCATTGGAAAAATTAAAAAAACAAAAATATCTGATATTGGGTTTGATTTTTCTTCAGACAATACAGTTAGGCCTACGGTGTATCTTCCACAAATTATAAAAGTAGATTCTTTATCATCATTTTTATCAATTGGAATTTCTTCGGCAGGAAAGGGATATAGATCCGCACCAAAATTAATTGTCATTGACAGTAAAACAAAAAATGTTATTCCGGAAGTTGATTTAAGATATTCTTTAGGAGATACTCAAGTTACGATCTTAAAAAATACATTTGGAATTAATAATTCTATACCAATTATTCTTCCAACAGAAAACACAAATGGTGTTGGTATTAGTTCTATTACATTTAACAATTCTACTAAGAGTGTAACTGTAACTTTATCAGTCGGATTTAGCACGGCAAACTCATTTCCATTTCAGGTTAATGATAAAGTTTTAATTGAAAACGTAAGTATTGGAATCGGATCAACTGGAAGAGGC